TTTAAATAATTCTTGTATCTCCTTAAATCGTGAGGCATACTAATCTAAACCGAGATAATTTGTTGTATCAACTGACTCGGCAGACGTACTCCAAGATGATGCAGCAGTTTTAGTTAGGAGAATATAATGGCTAAATCAACTTTTTCAGGTCCGGTCAGGTCACTGGGCGGTTTTATTAATGCAGGTTCCAAATCTTTTGTTAGCTTAACAGCAGATACTACTTTAACTGTGGCTACTCATGCCGGCAGATTATTGTTAACCAATGATGCTGACGGTAAATTTACTTTACCTAGTATTGTGGCAACAACGCCGAACGATCCTACTGATCCCGGACAAACTAACAACATTGGCGCACAATTTACTTTTGTAGTAGAGACAGTAGCTACTGATATGGACATTTTAACAGATGGTACGGATAAGTTTGTTGGAGGTCTTGCTTTTGGTAAAAGCGATGCATCAGGTAAAACGTTTTTTTCTGGAGCAGCTAACGATGTTATTACGCTGAATGGCACTACAACAGGCGGAATAGTAGGGACTACAATTGTAATAACTGCAATGGCTAGTGCTAAATACCATGTAACTGGTATTGTTCTGTCTTCAGGTACTGTCGCAACTCCATTTGCTGACGCTTAATAAAGGAGTAAATTATGCCACTTAAAATATCAGGAAGTGATGTTAAGGTAGCTACAGCGACGGGTGATGCCACGATTGTTAATCATCCGGCACGTTTACGTCAAATATACGTGTTGACTTCAACGGGTTCACCTAAGATTATTTTTAAAAATGGCGGTTCTAGTGGGACAACACTTTGGACACAAGATTTAAAAGCTTCTAGTGAATCTAATATTAATGTTCCCGATCAAGGTATTTATTTTGGTACTAACATTTATGTTGACGTTACGGCAATAAGCTACTTAACGGTCTTTCATAGTTAATCGGAGGGTAAATGGCTACTTCCGGTTCAAAAAACTTTGAGCTTGATGTTGCAGAATACATCGAGGAAGCTTATGAGCGTTGCGGATTGGAAATGCGCACCAGTTATGATGCGCGAACCATAAAGCGATCTTTAAATATTTTGCTAGCGGATTGGGCGAATCGAGGCTTGAATCAATGGACGATTCAGCAAAACTCGATAAGCATGACAGAAGGAACATTAAGTTATGACCTTGATTCAACTGATCCTACAGCAGTAATTGATGTATTAGACGCTTTTTTGCGTCGTACAGTGAATAGTGTTAATACAGACTATTCAATTGATCGTATCAGCAGAAGTGAATATGCTAATATTCCCAATAAAAGTACCAAAGCGCGACCTTCTCAATACTTTATTGATAAACAGATAACCCCTAAAATATATGTTTATCCGGCTCCTGAAAACAGCACGGACACAATTCATGTAAATTGTTTGACACGCATAGACGATACCGATGCTTTAACAAACACAATGGAAATGCCTTTTAGATTTTATCCAGCCTTAGCGGCGGGATTAGCATATTACCTCTCTTTAAAAAAAGCTCCTGATAGAACTCAAATGTTAAAGGGAATTTATGAAGAGGAGTTCAGAAGGGCGGCTGATACTGACGAAGATCGTGCTAGTGTGAAGATAGCACCTGCATTGAGGTCTTATACATCATGACCTATGCAGCAGGAAAATTTGCTCTGGGAGAATGTGATCGTTGCGGACAAGCATATAAATTACATCAATTAAAAAAAGAATGGACCGGATTTAAAGTTTGTCCTAGTTGTTATGAGCCTAAAGCTCCACAATTAGGACCCTTTCCTCATGTAGATGACCCTCAAGCTTTATACGAACCGCGTCCGGATACAGACAAACCATCGGGCAAGGGAGTAGTGAGAACTTATGCTGCAAATACTATGTATAGTGTTACGGACGATCCTATAGGCTATGCGTTTGATGGATTAGAAGCAGAGGGTGAAGTGGGTACTGTAGAAGCGGGAGGAGATTGATGGCTTTTACTTACAGTGGATTAAAAACAGCTATTCAAGATTACATGGAGAACGATGAAACTACGTTCACCAATTCTTTAGACACGTTTATAAAAAATACTGAAGAACGTATTTTAAAAGAAGTAGAATTATTAGGGTTTAGAAAAAATGTAACCGGTACTTTAACCAGTGATTCGCCTTATTTGGGGATGCCTACTGATTATTTAGCACCATTCAGCTTGGCAGTGATTGATTCTGACAGTAATTATAATTATCTTTTATTAAAACACGTTAGTTTTATTAGAGAATATACACCGGCTGCTGCAACAACCGGTACTCCGCTTTATTATGCACAATTCGATGAAGATAGTTTTATCTTAGCCCCCACTCCAAGTGCTGATTTAACGATGGAGTTACATTATTTTTATCAGCCTTCTTCTTTAACCGCAGCCGGCGACAGCGGTACTACTTATATTTCTACGTATGCTCCAGACGCATTATTGTACGGTTCATTATTGGAAGCGGCTGTGTTTATGAAATTGGGACCAGAGGAGTTTTCTATCTATCAAGATCGTTATGATAGAGAAATGGTGAGATTGAAAAACTGGTCAGAGGGTAAAAATACACGCACGGAAGATAGATATGACAGGATAAGGAGTCAACCTTCATGATAAAAAAACCAATTAAAGAGTTAGAAGGAAAAAATATAGCCATTGTGGCTATGGGCAACAGTCAATTAGATTACCATAAAATGATTACTCACAGTCATCAGTTTGATGAAGTATGGGCTATCAATGCCATGATAGGTGTTTTAAAAAAAGCAGATAGAGCTTTTATTATGGACCCTGTTAGTCGTTTTTTTGATACAGAGGATGCTGGCAATATGACAGTCATGATGACAGAAACACTTCCTACAGTTGATTATCCTATTTATACGTGTGAATTAGACAAGCGAGTTTCAGCTCTTGAAGAATATCCTATTGATTCAGTTGTTAAAGATTTAAACTGTAGTTATTTTAATAATACTATTGCTTACGCGATTGCTTTTGCGTTATGGAATAACGTAAGTGGTATTAACATGTTTGGTGCTGACTTTACTTATAAAAGTAATTTATACTTCGCTGAATCTGGACGTGGTTGTTGTGAATTTTGGTTAGCTAAATGCACAGATGCTGATATTACAATACAAGTAGCTTTATCATCAGGTTTATTGGATTCAGATGTGCCTATAAAAGAAAAATTATACGGTTATCATCGTTTAGAAGACCCTATTGTTACTTATACAGAAGATGATCAATTAAAAGTATGTAATTGGTCCGAAGTAGAACAACAACAAGCAATTCCTATAGGTCTTGTAGGACGGCATAATGAACCATTACAGGAAGGAATAATTGTGGAGCCTAAGAAATACTAATGTTTTCACTTAACTCAGAAACAGAAGTTGGAAATCTTGCGGTTACTACGACAGAACACAGAGGGCATACGATAGAAGAAGTTGCTAAAATGGCAATTGAGAAAGTAATTTCTATTAGTGACACAGCCCCTGCGCCGATTAAGGCACAAGCTCACGCATTTAAAAATGCGTGCCATAAGATAATTGTGTATTATATGCAAGAAGCGGTTAATAACCACATGTGTACGATATGCAATCAATTAGAAAACCAAGGTCAAAAAGACCTAGCTAATATTATTAGGAGACTATAATGGCGATAACACAGGCGATGTGCACTAGCTTTAAGGGAGAACTCTTACAAGCCAAGCACAATTTCTCAACAGGAGGAAACACTTTTCAACTGGCTCTTTATACCAGTTCAGCTACGATGAGTGCTTCTACAACAGCTTACAGCACAAGCCAAGAAGCGACAGGAACCAATTACACAGCTAAAGGAGGTACTTTAACTAAAGTTGAACCTACTACTTCTGGAACCACTGGGTTTACAGACTTTGCTGATTTAACCTTTGGTACTTGTACCATCACGGCTAGAGGCTGCATGATTTTCAATGACACGGCTTCAGGTGATCCTGCGGTGGCGGTCTTTGATTTCGGAGGCGATAAAACCTCCACGGCAGGTAGCTTTACCATCACATTTCCTGCGGCAGACGCAAGTAACGCTGTAATTAGAATCGCATAAAATTAGCCAATGGCTAATATAACAGGTTGGGGTCGAGGCACTTGGGGTCAACTTACATGGGGTGAACCCATCCCCGTTGAACTTACGGGTCTTGCAGGAACTTCAGCATTAGGCAGTATAAGTGTATCCGCAGCAGCTAATGTAGCCGTCACAGGACTAGCTGGCACAGGAGCTGTTAACTCGCTTACCGTTACTGGTGTAGCCAATGTAAGTGTTACAGGACTGGCTGGAACTGGAGCAGTTTCCAGCGTTACTGCAACAGGCGCTGCAATAGTTGCTGAAACGGGACTTGCAGGAACAGGTTCAGTAGGCACACTGCTGGCGGCAGGTTTTGCAATACATGGCGTAAGTGGTCATGCTTCTACGGTATCTCTAGGTGAGGAAACAGTAACTGGTGATGCCAATGTTTATCCGACAGGATTAGCAGGAACCTCGGCATTAGGCACGTTAACTTTAGTAACTAATAATGTAATATCAGTTACCCAAGACGCCATGACCAGTGGTCTTGGTAGTTTAACTGTAACGGGTATTGCAAACATAACTCTTGTGGGGGTTGTGGGTACCGGTGGTATAACCAGTGTTTTAGTATGGGGTGAAGTAGACAGTTCACAAGACCCAAATTGGACAGGTGTAACCGATACTCAAGACCCAAGCTGGAGCGCAGTAGATGATACTCAATCCCCTGATTGGACAGACATTGC